GAGATCGCGGCGGTCAGCGCCAGATACGCGGAGGTCGAGAGCCAGATCGAGGCGATCGAGGAACAGGAGAAGCCCAAGGGGAAGCCCAAGGGGAAGGGGAAGTGATTGCCCTGCTCCACAAGCTCGACAGCACCCTGGAGGCCCTGAGGCGAAAGATCGGGGCCGCCCAGGACGCCATCTCTCGGCTCGAAGAAGATATCAAGTATGTCCAGCGGAAGCTCGGGATCATCCCGTACACGATGCGCGAGTGGGATCTGCGGAAGCTCTATGCACCGCTGATGAGGGCCTGTCTGGACAACTACGACAAGGTGAAGATCGTCAGGCCCCCGGAGATGTACTTCGGGGCAGATTGGGCAAGGGACGAGAAGAATGGGTGACGAGAAGATCATCTCCCTGCAGGCAAAACGGGAAGAGAAGAACCCGCACATGACCGGCGACGCCCGGTGCCTGGTGTGCGGCCACGAATGGGTGGCCGTCGCTCCAATCGGCACGCTCTGGCTTGAATGCCCAAAGTGCACAGCGCACATGGGCCGATTCATGGCGCCAGTGCACCGGCCGGAGAGAGCAGGCGGGCAGTTCATATACAGAATCTGCGCAACCTGCGGAAATGATTTGTTTTATGTCACACCCGAACATATTTATTGCCCGGTGTGCGGCGAAGAGGTGGATTTTCGTGATGAGTGTTAAATTCCCGCGCCCCTGTCCCGTCGCTGCCGGCCAGGGGAGAGCACATTTCAGGGGACAAGCGGGTTTACGGGTGGTTTTCCTGATACCTGAGTCTTAACATTCTTTCCTTGACCACCACCCACCCCCAGCACACCTGAAGACCCCTGTCAAGTATCAATAACATGGCCTAGCCTGTCAGTAGTGTGTCAGTACCCTGTCAATTCCGATCACCCCCCTGAAAACCGGGGTTATCATCACGGCCATGAGCAGGTACTGTCAGATGGCCGGATGGAACGACGCGCCGCATCTCACCCCGGAGATGAGGGCCAAGATATCCGCGGGCATCCCGCCGTATCAGCTCAAGGCGCGCGCCGAGGGCATCCCCATGCTCGGCGCCGGCGCAATATTCCCCATCTCGGAGGATTCGATCACCTGTGAGCCGTTCACCATCCCGCGCAGCTGGCCGCGTGCCTATGGCATGGATGTGGGCTGGAACTGGACCGCGGCCGCCTGGGGAGCCTGGGACCCGGAGGGAGACATCCTCTACCTGTTCGGCGAATACAAGCAGGGCCAGGAGAAGCCGGCGATTCACACGACCGCCATCCAGGCGCGAGGCATCTGGATCCCGGGCGTCATCGATCCGCACGCGGGCGACAGCGGCCAGCGCGACGGCGGGAAGCTCCTCGATGAGTACAGAGACCTCGGGCTGGATCTGCAGAAGGCCAACAACGCCGTTGAGGCGGGGCTCCTGGAGATGTGGAGGCGATTCACCGAGGGCCGCCTGGTCATATTCAACTCCCTCGTTGCATGGTTCGGTGAGTTCCGGACCTATCACCGCGACGAGAAAGGCAAGATCGTCAAGGTCAATGATCACCTGATCGACGCAACCCGCTACCTCGTGATGAGCGGCAAGGACGTGGCGATCAGCGAGTCTACAGCCAGGACGGTTATCTACAAAAAAGCGCCCAGGCAGCAGGCAGGCGACAAGAGAATGGGGTACTGACATGATGGACAACATCCCTCCCACCGCCGGCCCGGAAAACAACGTGATCCCGTTCCCCGGCGGAAATCCCGCGATGACGGCCGGCGTGACCCCCACAACTCCCGGGGGCGAGATTCTCACCCAGCGCGGCACGGACGTGGCCCGGGGCCTGGCGCAGCTGCCAAACCCCTCCGCCCTGGTGGCAGGACTGCAGGGGAAGCTCAATGGGCGTAAGACCCGGCGCATACTCCTCGAGCAGGAGTGGTTGGAGTGCTACCGGCGATACGATGGCCAGTACGATGCCGAGACCTTGGCAAAGATCAGGGCAACTGGGCGTTGTGCGATGTGGCTCGGATTCACCGGCATGAAGGTGCACACCGGCCACGCCGCCGTGATGGAATTCCTCGTCGGCACGGATGACAGCCCTTGGGACCTCGACCCCGAGCCGGTGCCCGCAAATCTCGCGCTACCCCCGCAGATTGCACAAATGGGCATCACGCCCCAACTCATTCAGGAGGAGGTCAGGCGGCGCACTGATGCGCTCAAGAGCGAGATGGAGGGGCAGCTCGGGGACTCGGACTTCGTCACCCACCTGGACAGCGCAACGCTCGAGATGTGCATCACCGGCACCGGCGCCATGAAGGGGCCGATCACCGTGCGCGATCACCGCGACGAGTGGGACATGGTCCTCGATACGGAGAGCTACAAGCTCTACCCGAAAGAGGCGGAGATCCGGGGCTACAAGCCCGCCTGCAAGGCGATCTCAATATTCTCCTGCTACCCGGACATGGAGGTCGCCAACGTGCAGCAGGGCGATGGCTTTTTCGAGGAGGAGTTCCTGACGCGCGGCGAGATGATCGAGCTGTGCACCGAGCCCGAGGTGGACCCCCTGGCCGTGCTGGCGATCCTGGAGGAGCATTCATACGGCAACGCGGAGATGACGCCGGAGCTCGTGCAGCTCAGGCTGCTCAGCGGCGACACCGACCCCGCGGCCACCAACCGCTACGCGGTGTATCACTACTATGGGCCAATCACCGGCAGGGAACTGTCCCTCGCCGGGATGCAGATTCCTCGAGAGATGCAGGCCCTGCAGGTCGGGGCATATGTGATGTTCTGCGCGGGTAGGATACTCCGGTCCCGGCTGCACAAGGGGCCGATCCCGTATCACCTGTTCCCCTACGTCAAGCGCCCGGGCAACAGCCCGTTCGGCAAGGGCATCCCCATGCTGGCAAAGGACACCCAGGACGCCATCAACGCCTCGGGCAGGATGATGATCGACAACGCGGCAATCTGCTCAGGCCCGATCATCGAGGCGAACACGGCGCTGCTCGCCCCTGGCGAGGATCCGAGTGACATCTACGCCTGGCGCGTGTTTCTGTCCAAAATCAATGCGGGCACCGGCAGCGCGGAGACTAGGGCGATCCGGGTGACCGACCTTAAGCCAAGCACGCAGTTATTCATCGCGCTCATCAACCTGTTCCGCCAGTTCATGGACGAGGCCACGTTCATTCCAAGCGTCACGGACGGGCAGCTGGGCGTCAAGGCGCCTAAAACAGCTACGGGCACCAGCATCCTCAACTCCAACTCCAACCGAAGCATGAAAACGATCATGCGGCACGTGGACAACTACTGCATCAAGCCCTTGGTCGCCGGGTTCTACGCCTGGAACATGCGCTACAACCCCAACCTGGATATTCTGGCCCGGGTGAAAGTGCGCACCAAGGGCGTGGCCGCGGTTATGGCGCGAGAGAGCCAGGCTGACCGGATCATGGCGCTGACGGCGACGTTTGGTCACCAGCCGTGGTTCAAGGTGGTCGATGGGGCGCGCGAGATCGTCCGCGCCATGGACATTCCCGAGGACAAGCTGATCGCTACGGACGAGGAAATGGCCGGCCTGACAGCCCCCGACATCGAGGGAGGGGTGGGGACGACTGATCCGGCGCTCGGCATCCCGGGAGGCAGCGCACCCGTCAGGCGGTCCGCGCCAAACCCCATACAGAGCCAGGCACAGAAGAACGCCCCCCGGCCAGCCAGGCGGGTAGCGGCGGGAGGATAACCCATTGAATGAACGACTCGCCGGCATACTCGCCGGCATCGCGCAGCACGACCCGCAGGTCATGGATGAGTTCAATGAGCATTTCCACGATCTCCGGGAGGACGCCCGCGACAGATACGAGACCGGAGGCACTCCGGAAGACCGCGAGGCCGCAAGACACGAGGCCATCGCGTACGGGAAGGTCCTCGGCATGTTCGAGGACGCGCGGCAGATCATACAGGCAAAAAGGGAGCGTGCGAACGCCGTGAGGAACAATGCGGGCACAGGGCCCGCACCCTGGCGCGGCGGGATCCACACCCCGTAGACGGATAAGCGGCCCGGACACGGGCGCAGCCCCACGGAGGTACGAGCATGGCACCAAGGACAAGAGACGAGCTGATCCAGGCAGCGACGGATAAGGCGGCCGCAGGGTACAGCGCCCTCGGGCTCAATCCCGATGGCACGCCCTTGCAGGGAGCCCCCGGCGCCCCGGAAGGTCAGCAGTTGCAGCAGACAACGGGAGAACCAGCCCCCGGAGAGGACGGCACGAACCCGCCAGCAGCCCCGCACGACCAAGCGGACAAGCAGGCAGCGGAGCCCGGCGCCCCCGACCTGGACAAGGCAGACCGCGGCATTCCGGCGGTACCGGCAAACCCGGAAACTCCTCCCGATGTCGAGATCGAGCAGCTTCAGCAAAACTACAACCACCTGCGGTCCTACGCGGACCGCACGAGCGGGGAGAACGCGCAGCTCAGAGGCGAGGTCGCCCAGCTCAAAACCCAGGTGGCTGATCTCAAGAGTCAGATCCAGGTCCTACTCTCGGCTCAGCCCACTGGACAGCAGGGACAACCACAGGACGCGGCAGCAGCAATGCGGCAGGACGCCGGAGGGGATGATACAACTGGTGATGTGGGATCACCGGCACAGACAAGCACTCAGCCCGGAAACCCTCGAAAGAAGGAGAAGCTGATAGCCCTGGCCGAAGAGTTCCCCGATATCGGGAACGCCATACTCGAGTACGCTGACGCGCTCGAGCAGGAGACCCAGGATCGCATCGCCAAGATCGAGCAGACGATAGACGGGCAGGTCAAGCCGGTGGTGGAAGCCATCATCGCGGACACCAAGCGCAAAGCCCAGAGCGACATCGATGCCGCGCGGAAGGAACATTTCGGCGCGATCGAGAAAGCCTTCCCGCAGTGGCAGAACATGCTCTACAGCGGGCAGGTGGACGAGCAGGGCAGGCAGTTTCTCAACCCGGAGTTCGACAACTGGCTCGCCAATCATCCATCAGGCAACGATTATTTCCGGCTTTTATGGCCGGAAGATCCCAAACAAGGCGCGTCGGCCAGCATGGTCATCGCCATCCTCAAGGAGTTCGCGGGAAGCGATCACGGCAAGTCCACCGCGCAGACAATCGCAGAGCAGCGCCAACAGAGCGCAGCGGGCGACCTGCAGGGAGACCGCCACCCGAAGCCCCTCGTCCCGGACAGCACCCCCAAGGGCGCGGTCGAGCGGCTCAAGGCCGGCAGGCCAGTGACGCAGGCGGACATTCAGGAGGTGATGAAGGTGTGCCGGGGAGATGCCCAGAAGTGGGTCGAGCTGTGGCCCCTGGTTCAGAAGGCTCAGCAGGAGCACAGGATCGTCGTCGGGGGCGCGGGCAACCCCGCTCTCTACACGTAACACGCAACAGATCCACCAACGTAACGGTAGGAGGTAACCATGACCTAACATGGCAAATCAGTTCCCGGCAGCACAAGGCTACGCCCAGATCCCCAACGGGTATTTCGTACCGGAGATTTGGTCAGGGAATATGCTCAAGAACTACTACGAGCAGGCGCTCGCCAGCGAGATATGCAACCACAACTACGAGGGCGAGATCAAGGACAAGGGCGACAAGGTTATCATTCGGAGAGATCCCGAGGTTGAGATCAGGCAGT